AACATCATCAATCGGTTTATCAAGGATGTAAAAGTTCCAAGATATAACCCATTTGAAAAACCCGTTGCGGAGGTGGTATATACCGAGGAGGAATTGTACCAACAAGGCATCACAACATTGAAGCACCTAAAAAACGACTTCATCGAAGCGTATTGGAATAAAAACCCCGAATCTCGGTTGAATCTTACCTTACTCAAAATCGGATACGACTTTGTTACCAAACACAATATGTATGAATCGGACTTGATAGGCTACGAAGAAATGTACCAATGGTTGTGCGATTACGAACATCGCAAAAACGCACACATCAAACGAGGAATTGAAAACGAAAACAAACACCGCCAGGTAAAAACGATTGTCGATCAATTAATGACATCACCCACGGCCACCGAAACTTTGGACAAAGCAACAAAAATGGCTCTAATCTTAAAATCAAAGACATATGAAAATGGACATTAAACCAACAGTCATCGAGTTATTGGAACAATACTCAGACTTCAAGGACAACGACCAACAATTGGTTGCGTGGTTTTGGAAACTTGAAATGGAAAAGATGGGTTATCCGTCATCCAACACACCAACACAAACATTTTTCAAATTGATGGCGTTTGGGAAACTCACATCAGCAGACACCATTACACGGGTTCGGAGATTGGTACAAGAAGAAAACCCATCATTGCGTGGCAAGAAGTATGTGGAACGCCAGGCCAAACAAGAAAAGGTCAAAAAAGAATTAGGATACAAATGAATAAATACGACACTATGAAAAGCGCAATGGAACAATTCATCGAATGGTTGGAAGAACACCATCCCGAAGCCGTGCCACCACCCGAAACCAAAGAACACTTTTTCTTCAAGGAAAAGATTGACCAACAAATGGCGTACAACGCAGGATTCACCAAAGCCAAAAACTTGTATTTAGACGGAGAATGAAACACCTTGAAAGCCGTTTACAAATAAACTGTGTGAAGTGGTTTCGCATGGCATACCGCCAATACGCCAACCATTTAATCCATGTACCAAATGGAGGATCACGGGATTTGCGAACGGCTCAAAGGTTAAAAGCCGAGGGAGTATTGCCAGGGGTAGCGGACTTGGTGTTATTTGTACCTACAAAAGACCATCACGCCTTGTTCATTGAACTCAAAGTGAAACCCAACCGCCAATCCCAACATCAAAAAGATTGGGAAAAATTAGTCACGGATATGAATTATCAATATGTATTGGTATATTCGTTTGACGATTTCAAATTGCAAATCGAAAGGTACATTGGTAACACTTGAAGGGATAGCAAAAAGGCACAACGAATGGATGAAAATTGCATTTTACCTTGGTGCGACCGAAGATCAAGCCATGGACATTGTACAATCAATGTATTTGAAGTTGGCAGAAATCCAATTGGATGAGGGAAATTTTGAAAGGTTGACAAATTACCACGGACAAATCAACACCATCTATTTATTCAAAATGTTACACAATGCGTTTATGGACATCAAACGGGCGGAAGGTAGGGCAATACCATACCAATACGAATTTGTTCCCGTAGAAAGCCCAGAAATGGCGGAAATGGCACATTTAGATTTGATGGGTGAGGTGAAAAAGGCAATCGATGAACTCCGCGACTACGACCAAATGTTATTGGAACTCCATTTTGTGTACGGACATTCGATGCGGGACATAGAAAAACGCACTGGGATTCCAACACACTCGGTTTTTAACTCCATCAAAAACGCAAAACAACACATCAAACAAAGGACACAAATCAAATATCAAATTTATGCAGAAGAAAAAAGACACACGGAAACAATTTACCGAAGCACGACCGAACATCGGTTTGGGGGATGTAGTGGAGAAGATAACGAAGGCAACGGGGATTGAACTATTAACAAAGTTTATCGCTGGGGAAGATTGCGGATGCGATGCCCGTAAGCACAAATTAAACAAGTTATTCCCCAACCGCCAACCATTGTGCATGACGGAGGATGAATACAATTGGTGGACAAAGTTTCGGGAAACCAACGCCACAACTTTATCGCCATTGGAGGCAAACGAGATTGCCAAAATATGGACACGGATATTCCAGGCGAAGCGGATTTACAAGCCATGTACTTGCAACCCCAAAGCATGGCAAACAATGATTAACGAATTAACAAGCGTTTATGAAACTTATCAAGTGCAAGAATGAATGTGAGGTGTGCGATGCAAGGAGAGTTTCAACACAAGAAAAAATCAACCCAAACGCCCCACAAATAGAATCTAACTTGATTTATATGTGTGAGCGATGCAAGGATAAGTACAACAACGAATTTTGGATAGAATGGCTACAAGCAATCAAATTACTCCAAAGCAGTACGCCGCGATGATTTTACGCGAGGATTTCGACATGACCTTTGAGCAAATTGGAAAGCGATTAGATATCCATCGAGCCACGGCATATCTATTGTACACACGAGGCAAAAGAAATGAAACCATATCAAAAGACATATTTCAAGTATTTCGGGTACGATGAACACGATCCAATTTATTGCGAGGTTTGTGGTGCAATTGCCAACGACATTCACCACATCACCGCCCGTGGCATGGGTGGAAGTAAACACCGCGACAATATCGAAAATCTCATGGCATTATGTCGAAAGCACCACGAGGAACTCGGAGATAAGAAGCAACACAAAGATTTTCTAATTATCACTCACCAAATAAAAATGAACAAATGATACAAATCGTTAAAACCAAAGAGATTTTCGCAAACGAAAACAACCCCAGGGTTATCAAAGACGAAAAATTCCGTAAATTGGTGCAATCCATTAAGGATTTCCCACAAATGTTGAACCTACGCCCGATAGTCGTGAACGATGAAATGGTTGTACTTGGAGGTAATATGCGTTTACGAGCCGTACAAGAGGTCGGATTGAAAGAAGTTCCTATCATCAAGGCATCGGATTTGACCGAAGAACAACAACGCGAGTTCATCATTAAGGACAATGTTGGGTTCGGAGAATGGGATTGGGATGTATTGGCTAACGAATGGGAAGCCGACAAACTAACCGAATGGGGGTTAGATGTTTGGCAACAACCCGTAGAGGTTGACTACTCACTTTTAGACGAAGAAGATTTGTCCGATGAACTTTCAGAGATGGCCGATGGCGTAAAGAAAGCCATTCAAATTGAATTTGAACCAGACCATTATGATGAAGCCACCGAATTGGTTAAGTTTTGGCGTGAAAGGGGTGCGTATGTTGGCTATATGATTATGCAATACCTCAAAGAAGAAAAAGACAAGTTATGATTCTGAAAAACAAATTGTTCTACCTATCTAATTCTCAATATGGAGGATGGGTATCTTTTTCCTATCATTTATCTAAAATATTAGGGGAAGATCATATCATCAAGGTGAAAGACACATTCCAAGGAGGTGGGCAATTTTATGGGGATATCAAGTATAAAAACATCAAAAAATCTGCGATACACAAGTTCAGTAACCCGATTATATTGGCAGTTGATAAAGCACACTATGAATTATTGAAATACTTCCAGAACGCGACAATCATAATACATGACCCAACTGAATTGTCATCAGAGGTGTTACAATTTGCTCAAAGAAATAAAGTAATCACAATTCGGAAAACCGTGCATGATATACTACTGAGAATGCGAATTGAGAATGTGTTTTTGAAGCATCCATTCTATAAATACCCCAAATATAATTTAGAGAAAAAATACAATCGTTCTTTGTCGAGGGTTGATTTTGATAAAAATACCGACATTATATGTAAGGCGAACAATATCGGAGCGGATATTCAAATATATGGATACAAAAATCACATATACTATTTTCATAAATTGAGAGATTTAGGATTCGACCAATACTATAAAGGGTATTATTCACGAAACCTAAACGACATTAGCAAGTTGTATGCAGAAACCAAATTTTTAGTAGATATGTCAACAATCAAAAATGATGGCGGAGGTACGCAATACACTTTTTTAGAAGCAGAATATCATAATTGCGGGTTAATACTGCATAAAAATTGGTGTAATGTCCCAAATAGTGTATATCAAGACGGAGTAAATTGCTACGCAGTGTCAAATGAAAAAGAAATGTTGTCAGCATTAAAAAAAGAAAGATTGGCAACTAATTTAATTCCGACTGATGCTGAAAATGATTTATGGAAAAAAATTACGATATGAAACGCATAGATTTAACTTTACAACCACACGAAGCCAAGATTGGTCAAGATTGCCCATATTTGGCCCCAAACATCACCGAAGATTGCATTTTCTATGAGAATGGTGAGGCCATCGGATTTTACATTAAGTCCATGCCAGAAAGAGCAACGAAGTTAGCAAATTTGGCTAATGTCGAATTTCAAAGTAAACGCGTTCCAAAATCATTGTTAGAAAGAAGCGATGTTATGGCAAAAGTTTACAAAGAAGGAATGTCACGAGCGGATGCGAAAAAAAATGGCACGGTCCAAATGTCAACAATTTTGGGTTCAATACCGCCAAAGCCACACATGAAACGCCCATATCCGTCAATATCTTCGGTTCATCAATGCGAGCCCGCACAAACTTTTATCAAAGCGATGTTGATGTTGGCCAAAGAAAGCGAATCGATTATGCACGATATATTACCAGAGCAATACGAACGCCAAAAGAAACTATTTGAAGATGTGCCAGACAAATGGAAGTTCGCCAATCTTTTCACTTCATCAATTTCTAACTACAACATATCTGCACCTTTTCATCGTGACACGGGAAACATCGTTGGTGCGGTGAATGTTATTATTACAAAGCGTTTGAACTCCAAAGGTGGCAATCTATATGTACCCGATTACGGAGCAGTCATGGATAGTGCAGACAATTCAATGTTGGTTTACCCAGCGTGGAAAAATGTCCACGGCGTAACGCCAATTATCCCTACTCATGAAGGCGGTTACCGCAATAGTTTGGTGTTTTACCCACTGAAAGCGTTTGTGGGGCTAAAATAAATTATATTTTTATTTGGTATTTCAAAAATAAAATGTATCTTCGCTTCATGGAAATCGGACAAATGGTTAAATGGACATTAGATTCAATCGGAAACATTGAATGCGTTGGCGTTTTTTTACAAGAATTGAACGAAACGACATCGGAAGTTATCTGCCACTACATGAATGATAAGAAGTGCGTTACTAAATTACAAGTTGAAACAACCAAATTGGAACAAATATGACAAACACAATCGAAATCACTGGACTGAACAACTCAATCGCTCATTGCGAAGCCAAAGGATTGGGTAAAATCTTTCAAGCGTATGCAAACGAATGCCCTAATGAAGAAATAATGGGCATCGGATTCAACCCAAATTCGGGTTATGTTTACATTGCCCTTGAAAATGGTATCTCAATTTGCTCATGCATGGGGCATCAAGTTGATTACCTGGTTACAAATTTTTACAACGGAGAAGAAACATTTTACGACACTTACAAAGAAGCATTAGAACATGAAAGCGTGGAGGAAGATTGAAAGAACATTACCACAAGAAGAAGTCCCCGTATTGGTTCACACCACGCGGGGATTCCCTTTTATTGCAGTTTACTACGATGAACAATGGCATTGCTATCACACGAACCAAAGATTGGATGTGATTTATTGGATGCCTATACCAATAACCCCCGATGAATAATGGCATATAAAACGAGCGAATTAGAACGGCTATCACTGGAAGCCATAGAGAAATACAAGTTGTTTTTTATTGAGGATGTAGTGGCGTATCTACCATGTGATAAAAGCACATTTTACGCCCATAAACTCCACGAATCCAACGCAATAAAAGAGGCGTTGCTCACGGTGAAAACCAACATCAAAGTATCTATGCGTTCCAAATGGTATATGAGTGAACAACCGACATTACAACTGGCGTTGATGAAATTGATAAGTAGCGAAGAAGAACTACGAAAATTGTCAATGAGCCACAATGTATTGGAGGAAAAAGAAAAACCAATCTTCAATGGTATTGATATAGATGTTGCAGAAAACAACGGCACAAGTCAAAATAGCAAAACTGCGTAAACGCATACGAATAGTTAGGGGCGGGACATCAAGTTCCAAAACATTCTCAATTATTCCAATGCTCATTGATTACGCGGTCAAAAACCCAAAGGTTGAAATATCCATAGTTTCAGAAACCATCCCACACCTTCGTAGGGGTGCGATTCGTGATTTTCTTAAAATCATGGAAATGGTTGGGATGTTTGATCCCTTGAAATGGAACAAATCTTCATGGACTTATACATTCAGCAACGAAGCATACATTGAGTTCTTTTCGGCCGACCAACCACAAAAGTTGCGTGGTGCGAGGCGTGATGTATTATTCGTAAACGAGTGCAACAACATTGATTGGGAATCGTATTACCAAATGGCCATTCGTACCCGTAGATTCATATATTTGGATTACAACCCCGTTGCGGAATTTTGGGTGGATAGCGAATTAGTCAACGACCCCGATGCGGAAATGAT